GGACCCCAACCGACGAAGATTACGGGGTTCAGTATGAATACAACGACTTCACGGGCTGGTCAATTTATCTGAAATTGCGCAAGAAGGAATAGAGGGTTGCCGGATGAAGAAAGTTGCAAGCTGTTCTTTTGGAAAAGACAGTTTAGCCGCAATCATCGTTTCGGAGGAACACGGGGTTCATATAGACGAAGCGATATATTGCCGAATCATGTTCGACGACCAGATTTCCGCAGAACTTCCAGAGCATGAGGAATTTATTCACGAAGTAGCGATTCCGACACTTGAAAAACGGTATGGAATCAAAACAACCATCGTTCAGGCGGAAGAAACGTATTGTAGCAGATTTTTTACACGCTACCAGAAAGGCGGGAAAATCGGGCAGATATACGGGTTTCCAATGCGCCGGGGCGCGTGGTGTAACAGCCATTTGAAAATAAGGCCGATTGGAAAATGGAAAAAACAGGCCGGAGAATATACGACCGTTGTAGGGATTGCCGCGGACGAAAAGAGGCGGATAGACAGGAAAACTGTTCAAGGAAAATTTTTACCGCTTGTCGAATATGGAGTGACCGAAAAGCAGGCATTTGAAATTTGCAAGCGGGGGGGGTGCTTTCCCCTGCTTACAACGGAGGAAGAACGCGGCTTGGGTGCTGGTTTTGCCACAATCAGCGGATTGCAGAATTGCGGAGGTTGCGGAAAGAACACCCGGAATTGTGGAAAAAACTGATTGAACTTGACAAAGTAAGCCCGTGTAGATTTACACAAAGGGAAACTGTTCAAGAGTTCGACAAACGTTTTTCAGAAGAAGAACTGCAATTATCACTTTTTGATTTCACGTAGAAAGGAGCGGTCAACATGGGAACGCCTTACCGGGAATGCCCGAATTGCGGGGCGCATTTGGACGCGGGTGAACCTTGCGATTGCACGCATAAGGAGCGGGACCCGCGCCCGGCGGCGGAGCCGGAAAAGCCATTGCAGAGAATGCGCTTAATGGTGGTTTGCCGGGAAGTGGACAAGAAAACGGGAAAGATCGCCGTCTATCCCCTGAAAATGGAGATTGACGACAACGTTATGAAGTGCTTGCAGTTTCGGGCGCGGGAAAACCCGGAATTGCGGTATTTCGCCCTTGTGTCCGCACGCTGGGAGCGTTACGGGGAAGTGATCGCCGGAATCTTGAAGCGCCGGAGCGTCACGCGGGCCGACGTGGACAATATCGGCGGAATTGTGGAGATATGACGCGGGGTGCGCTATGCGGATAGGACTTCACGACGCGGAACAGGAGTACATGAGGCACAAGACCTTTCCGAACTATGCCTTGATGAAGATTTCGGCATATCACAAAGCCCGCGGGGATTCCGTCGAATGGTGGTCCCCTATGTGCCATTATGACCGGGTGTATTCAAGCAAAGTCTTTGACTTCACGCCGGAAAACCTGTACTTGCCGCCCGACACCATACGCGGCGGGACCGGGTATGACGATATACCGCTAAACCAGCAGTTGCCGCCGGAGATCGACGCGGCCTTTCCTGATTACAGCATTTACCCGGAATGCGACTACGCGATAGGGTATTTGACCCGCGGTTGCCCGAATCATTGCCCGTGGTGCGTGGTCCCGGAAAAAGAGGGCGGAATAAAGCCGTACAGGGAATGGAAACAGGTTGTGCGCCCGGACACGAACAAACTTGTCCTGATGGACAACAACATTCTTGCTTCCGAACACGGAATTTCCCAGCTTGAAAGCATGATCGGGAGCGGGTACGCGATAGACCTAAATCAAGGCATGGACGCGCGGTTGGTCGATGACCGCATAGCGGGCATACTGGCGCGGCTGACGTGGATTCGGTTCATTCGCTTTTCTTGCGACCAGATACCGCAGATTGAGGCAATCGAGCGGGCGGCGGAACTGCTGGGGAACCACGGGAAGAAGCCGTACAACCTGTTTATTTATCTGCTTGTCACGGAGGACGTGGAGAACGCGGCCTACCGGGTGGAGCGGCTGAAACGCCTAAAGGGTATCAGCATATACGCCCAGCCGGAGCGGAACGAGCGGAAAGGAATCATACCAAACGCGCTTCAAAAGGAATTCGCCCAGCGGTTTATTTACGGGCGGTCATACCTGAAAGAAAGCTGGGGCGAATACTTGGAGCGGCACAAGGAACGGAGGTTGCACACATGACCAACGAAGAGCGGTTCAAAGAGATTTACCGAACACAGATTACCCGGACGGGCGCGCCGGAACTGCTGGCGTGGCTGGAAAGCACAGACTTTTTCGCCGCCCCGGCAAGCACCAGATTTCACGGAGCCTACCCCGGCGGGCTTGTCGATCACAGCTTGAACGTTTATTTCGCTTTGATTGACGGGCCGTATGTGAAGGACTACACGATGGAAACCCGCGCAATATGCGCCCTGCTTCACGATCTCTGCAAGGTGGACTTCTACCACCAGCAGGCGGACGGAAGCTACACCGTGAAAGACCACTTCCCTTTCGGCCACGGGGAAAAATCTGTTTTCCTGATTCAGCGGTTTATGAAGCTGGCGGAGCCGGAAGCCCTTGCGATTCGCTGGCACATGGGAGCGTATGACGACGCGGCCCGCGGCGGAAGCTATTCCCTTTCGGCGGCAATGGAGCGGACCCCGCTTGTGCTGGCCCTACATACCGCCGACATGATGGCAACAGAAGCGGAGAAAGCGAGGGAGCAAGAATGACGGCGGAGCGGGAGCGGATTTTGCAGAAAATCCGGCGCGTTCAGGCGTTGGCCGAACGGGGCGTTGCTGGGGAACAGGAATCCGCCGCGGCCACCCTTGACCGCCTGATGAAGCAATACGGAATCACGGAAGCGGAACTGGAAGAAGAACGCCGGGAAATGGAGTGGTTCAGGTACAAGACACCCATTGAACGGAAGTTGCTTTTGCAGGTGATCTATTCCGTGACCGGGCGCGCGGCTTATGGTTGCGTAGGGAAATACACGGGGCGAAAGCGAAAGCAAGTCGGGATTGAATGCACCGCGGCGGAACGGCTGGAAATTCAATTCGACTATGATTTTTTCCGCGAGGCGCTGG